AAGCAATTAAAGCGTAAGGTTATGAAATGGCTACATCGGGAACTACATCGTTTAATATCACGATTGACGAAGCTATTGAAGAAGCTTACGAAAGATGTGGTGTAAGAACTAATTCAGGTCACGATATCAAATCAGCTAGAAGAAGTTTAAATCTTTTATTTTCTGAATGGGGAAATAGAGGAATTAATCTTTGGAAAGTAAAATCAGAAACATTAACTTTAGTAAACGGAACAGCAACTTACAATACACCAAGTGATTGTAATGATGTTCTAGAAGCTGTTGTAACTACAACAGGTGGTACTCAACAAACTTTAACTAAAATTTCTAGATCAGAATATATTGCTATTCCAAATAAAACAGATACAGGAACACCTTCACAATATTACGTTAACAGACAAATCACACCAACTATAAGTTTATATCTGGCTCCTGATACAAGCGCCGTGACAAACATATTCTATTATTATCTTGCACGAATACAAGATGCAGGAGCATACACTAATACAACTGATATGCCTTTTAGATTTTATCCTTGTATGGTTTCAGGATTAGCATTTTATTTATCACAAAAAATTGCATTAGACAGAGTTCAAATGTTAAAAATGTTATACGAAGATGAACTAAAAAGAGCATTAGATGAAGATGGACAAAGAACATCTGTTTACATCACACCTAGTGTTTATTACCCACAAGGATCATAATGGCTTACGCAAAAGGTAAATACTCACAATCTATTTCTGATCGATCAGGTCAAGCTTTTCCATATAGAGAAATGGTAAAAGAATGGAATGGCTCTTGGGTACACATATCTGAGTTTGAAGCTAAACATCCACAACTAGATCCTAAACCACATATGGCAGATCCTGTTGCATTATGGAATGCAAGACCACAAAGAGCTGCACCAGTAACAGTTTATTTAGATCCTCAATATTGGGATGGACAATTTTTATCAAATGGAATGCAACCTGATACTTCTCCATTAGAAGAAAATAATAAAAGACAAGTAGGCACTAGAACAGGGAGAGTTACAATAGTAATATCATAATATGACCTTTGCTGAATTATTACAAAAAGTTAGAGACTATACCGAGGTAGATTCAAGTGTATTAACTGATTCTATTATTGATAGTATGATTAGAGACGCTGAACTTCGTATCTTTAGAGAAGTAGATGCTGACTATGCAAGAGAATATTCAACTGCAAACTTAAATATAAATTCACCTTACTTGCAATTACCAAATGCAACATCATCATCAGGATTAACATCAACTAGAAGAGCTATTATTGTAAGATCTTTTCTTGTATATGATTCTACTCAAAGTCCAACTACTAAAGAGTATCTAGATAAAAGAGACACAAGTTTTATATTTGAATATAATTCAACAGGTGCTACAGGAGTACCTAAATACTATGCAAATTGGAAAGAAACTACTTTGATTATGGCTCCTACACCAAATGCTCAATATCAGGTACAACTAAGTTATATTTACACACCTGATCATTTATCAGCAACTAATACTAATACCTATTTGTCTGATAATGTTCCAGATCTTTTGTTTTATGCAACTATGATGCAAGCTTATGAGTTTTTAAAAGGGCCGATGGATATGTACAAAGTCTACTCAGACAAGTATAATGTAGCTATACAAAGTTTCGCGTTGGAGCAAATGGGCAGAAGACGTAGAGATGAGTATATGGATGGAGTACCGAGAGTTAAGATACCTTCGCCTTCACCAAATAATTAAAGATTTTAAAAATTAAGGAGAAAATATATTATGGCAATTTCACAAGCGGTAGCCAATTCTTTTAAATCTGAAATACTACAAGGTATTCATGATCTAGAATCAGGTGGCGACGTATTTAAATTAGGATTATACACATCAGTAGCAGTTTTAAGTTCTGCTACAACTTCATACACAGCAACAAGTGAAGTAGCAGCTACAGGACAATATGCAGCTGGAGGCGGTGTATTACAATCACAACAAGTTTCACTAGCAACAGGCGGAGTCGCTATCGTTGACTTTGCAGATTTATCTTTCACAGGAGTTACACTTACTGCGAGAGGTGCTTTAATCTATAACTCAACTGAAGCTAAAAAAGCAGTTTGTGTTTTAGATTTTGGTTCAGATAAAACTGCAACTTCTGGAACATTCACAATTCAATTTCCAAACTTTACGAGTTCGTCAGCTATATTAAGAATCGCATAATTTAACAGGGAGGCCCGATGGCAGATATTACAGTTCAGGTATCGTCAGCGGGTCTTACTGCATTTGGAGCTTCATCATGGTCATCAGAATCTTATGGTGGAGACAATTCTGTTAGTACAACTATTGGATCTTTAGATGCTTTCAACAACGAAGGTTGGGGAAGATTAGGTTGGAATTCATTAGTTTGGGGACAAGATTTTCAAGATATAACAGTACAGGTAAATACACCAGGTAATCCCACTTTATGGGGCGGTGATGTTTGGGGTGATGCAGAGTGGGGTCAAATATCTGGAATGGATACTGATCAAGGATCAGTTCAAGGAACAATTAGTGTTGCACCAACTATTACATCTTTATTATTAAATACAACAGTTAATAATGTAGTTTCAGGAACAAGTGCTTTAGTAACACCTTCTGTTCCAGCACCTAATTCATCTATTTCAGTATCAAGTGTATTTGGTGGTGAATTAAATGTAGTTGAAGTTTCTTCACCTTCTCATGATGAATGGGGAACTGAACCTTATGGACAAGGTTTCTGGGGTGTTGGAGATGGTATCACTATATTTATAGGTACTGAAACTGAACACATTGCAGATGCAAATGTTTATCCATCTGGTACACAAGCTTCCTTCCAAGCATTGGGTACAGTTGAGATACCTGTAGTTATTGAAAACGGTTTACAATTAACATCATCTCAAGGAAACGTGTTTGGTGGAGAAGTAGTTGAGGTACAAGTTACTACAGCTTCTGCTACTAATTGGGGATATGCTCCTTATGGAGAAGGTCAATGGGGTCAAGGTGTTGGAACAGACATTTCTCAAGGTGGCGAAGAAATAGGTTTACCAAGTCAAGAAGTACCAGTTACAAATACTAATTTAACAATAAATTCATTTGCTAATAATCAACCTTATATTTTTGCAGATGCTAATGTTTTCCCTACAGGAGAAGAATTATCAGTAACATTAGGTAATGAAGAAGCTAAACCAAATACAATTGCTTCTGTTACAGGTATTCAAATAGGTACTATTGAAATTGGTGATTATTTACCAGGAGTTAATGGAGAAGCTTATCCTACGGGAGTGACAATCACATCAACAACAGGTATAATAGGTTTAAACGCGTGGGCTGTTGTTGATCCAGGAGCTGCTCCTACATGGACGGTAGTTGACATAGCAGCGTAATAGAAATAAAATTATAATTATTTAAAAAAGGATTAAAATTATGGCATCAAGTTATTCTACAGATTTAAAACTCGAATTGATGGTAACGGGTGAAAACTCGGGTACTTGGGGAGATAAAACAAATACAAACTTAAACTTATTACAACAAGCAATTGCAGGTTACGAAGCTGTTGATGTTGCATCAGCAGATGTTACTTTAACTATGTCTCAAGCTGCATTATCAAATGCTAGAAACGTTGTATTAAAATTAACTGGAACTTTAGCAGCAAATAGAAATGTTAATGTACCAGATGCAATTGAAAAAACTTACATTGTTGTAGATGGTACAACTAGAGCAGGTTTTTCATTAACTTTCAAAACAGTTTCTGGATCAGGTGTAACAATACCTGCAGGTAAATCAGTAATGGTTTATTCTGATGGAACAAATGTTGTTGATGTATTTTTCTTAAAAGATATTGTTGAAGATACTACACCTCAATTAGGTGGTAACTTAGATGCTAATGGAAACAATATCTTAATTGATAACGGAAACTTCATTGGAGATGAAAACGGTTTAGAGCAAATTAAATTTGCTACAACTGCATCTGCAGTAAATGAATTAACCGCAACTAATGCAGCTACAGGTAATGCACCTAATGTTTCAGCAACTGGAGATGATACAAATATTGATTTAAATTTAACACCAAAAGGTATTGGTAGAGTAACATTCAATGGTGCAGGTAAAATTCAACAAATAGCTGAAAAAGTTACAACAGAAGCAACAGCAGCTACAGGAACTGTTAATTATGATGTTATTACACAAGCTGTTTGGAATTTTACTACAGACGCTTCAGCAAACTGGACATTAAACATTAGAGGAGATGGTAGTAACTCACTTGATTCAATTATGGATACAGGTGAATCAATTACTGTTGCTCACGCTGTTAAACAAGGTGGAACTGCATATTACAATTCAGCAGTTACAATTGATGGTAGTTCGGTCACTCCAGAATGGCAAGGTGGTTCAGCACCAACATCAGGTAATATTAATAGTATTGACGTATATACATATACTGTTATAAAAACAGGAAGTGCAACATTTACTGTTTTAGCAGCTCAAACGCAGTTTGCGTAATAGGAGGATTATAGAAAGATGCCAATTATAGCTTCATTAGGTGGAGGATCTGCAGGAGGATTCGGTCAACGTAAAGGTGGAGTAAAATTAGAAGGAATAGATTATTTAGTTTTAGCAGGCGGCGGTTCTGGTGGAGCATCAGGTTATGAAGGTAGTGCTTCAGGGGGACTCGGCGGAGGCGGAGGCGGAGGAGGTTATATAACTTCTTATGGCGTTCCCGAGAGATCAACAGAAACAATTACAGAACCTGTTACAATAACAGTAGGAGCTGGTGGAGCAGGAGGAATAACTCCAGCGCCAGGTCCAAGAACACCAAGTGGTGGTAACTCAACATTTTCTACTATTACAGCTGCTGGCGGTGGAGCTGGCGGAAGTTGGGCGTGGTCACCAGAACCAGGCGCTGATGGTGGATCAGGCGGTGGTGGCGGATATGGATATTCAGGTACAGGAGGAGCAGGAAATACACCTCCAGTAAGTCCACCTCAAGGAAATCCTGGAGGAAATGGTTTTAACGTTCCTAACACACACTCAGGCGGCGGTGGCGGAGGAGCTTCTGCACCAGGAGGTAACGGCGGGCCAGGCGCAGGCGGTGCAGGCGGTGCAGGTTCATCAAATTCAATTTCAGGTTCACCAATTACTTATGGAGGTGGCGGCGGAGGTTTTGCTAATCCAGGTACAGGAGGAGCAGGAGGTTCAGGTGGCGGTGCTCCTGGAGCAAGTGGAGCTGGTTCAGGAGGTAATGCAACAGGAAACGAAGGCGGTGGAGGCGGTGGAGCGGGTACACCAGGCCCTGGAAATGCAGGAACAGGTGGCGGAGGAATAGTAATTTTAAGATTTCCAACAGCAAATAAACCAGCAACTTTAGCTGTTTCACCAGGAACAAATACATTAACAACAGATGGTGCAGACACCATTGCAACATTTACAGTATCAGGAGAACTAACTTTATAATGGCTCATTTTGCAAAAATAAGAAATCCTGATAATAAAGTTATAGAAGTAGTAATAATTTGTAATTCAGAGGTATCATTTAATGGAGATCCAGCTGGTGAAACATATTGTCAAAGAATATTTAAAACAGATCCAAATGAATACTATTGGAAACAAACATCATATAATACATTTAATAACAAGCATTGGACTGTAAATAGTGAAAATGAAAGAACAGAGTCCGCAGACCAAACTAAAGCATTTAGAGGAAATTATGCAGGCAAAGGAATGTTTTATGATAAAACCAAAGATATATTTTATGTTGGTAAATCTGATGTTGGAATGAAAGGTTGGACTTTTAATGATTCTAAAGCAGCTTGGGAACCACCAGTTAATTATCCTACTACTGATGTTTGGACTAATGGTGATTTTATTTTTTTCAAATGGGATGATGCTACTCTAGGTTGGACAGGAAAAACTGATGATGGTGTAGAAGTAAGATGGGATTCAGCTACACAAGCTTGGATTCAATAAAGTTGTTTTATATAAAAAATTAGTATATATAAAATTTCGAATGCATAGAAATTTATATTGGCTTTATCCAAAAGCAATACCGCATAGATTATGTGACGATATTATTAAACTTGGTTTATCACAACCAAATGAAATAGGTGTAACAGGTCATAAATTACCTTCGGAAATAACAAAAAAAGACCTTAAATATATAAAGAAAAAAAGACGTTCGGAAATATCTTGGTTAAATGAACCTTGGTTATATCTTGAAATAAATAATTGGTTAAAAGACGTGAATAAAAAAGCAGGTTGGAATTTTAACATACAAGCCGCTGAAAAATTTCAATTTACAAAATATGCATTAAATCAAATGTATGAATGGCATTGTGATTCTTTTAATGATCCATTTAAAGATGGAGATTTAAAAGGATTAACAAGAAAAATATCTTTAACTTTAACTTTATCTGATCCAAAAGAATATGAAGGTGGAGATTTACAATTTAAACTTAGAAATACTGAAAAAGATAACATTACATTTATAAAAGATACGAGAGAAAAAGGAACTTTAGTTTTTTTTCCAAGTTTTGTATGGCATAGAGTAACTCCAGTAACATCTGGAACAAGATATAGTTTAGTTTTATGGTCTGCTGGAAAACCATTTATTTAAAATGAAATCATTTAAAAAACAAAAATATATAGTTATAAGAAAAGCTATAAAAAAAGATTTAGCTAATTTTATTTATCATTACTTAAATCTAAAAAGAAATGTGTGTAGTTATTTACAAACAAAAAAATTAATATCTCCATTTGATGAATCATACGGAACTTTTAATGATAAACAAATACCTAAT